CATATTGTGTCGTAAACATATATAATTGATATAGTGAGTCTGTCGTATTTATTGTACTTATATATTTAGGCGGTACATATGGTTTAAAAATATTAAATTGTGAATAATATAATTGACGGGACCCACTCCAACAATTTGACATACATGGATTTGTATTACAGGCATTTTCATAATCTTTATAATAATTCGCAGATAAATCTTGATAGATTGATATACCGGTTCCGGTTTGAGTTGTATTACCTAAACCAAAACTATGACCATAGTATTCGTTAATATATTGTCTAACATGTCTGACTACAAATAATTCTCTTATTGGTCTACATTCTATTTTGATGTGTAATGCTTGTTTGGTCAAACTAATTAATGGAAAACTATTTGAGGTTGATAACATATACCATACATTTAACGGAATTACTAATAATCGCTTATCAATTGATGGTGTTATATTTGTTGGAATAGTTGCTTCTGTAGTTTGTGTTAATTCTTCCAAATTATTGTATAATGCCCAATATGTGTTAGAAGACAAATCAGTATATTGCGACGTAGACGCATATAAACAATTTGGATATAGCCCGCTCCTTTTACCGGCAAAGGAAGGATTGTTCATTTCAGGGATATTTCCGGTCATTCTATTAAATAATTCTTTCTTTTCTTGATTATATTCTCGATTTACCAAAACTTTTAAATATTCTCCTGAAAACTCTTGTATAATAGTACCACCAATACTGACAATTATTTTACTTATTAGTTGTGTTCCTAAATCTTCAATCCATTTAAACTCGTATGGTTGACAATGTGGCATTTGTGCACTTCCTAATTTTCGTAATCCATTGGCGCTAATGCCACTATTCACTGAATCACGTATTTTATATATACCAGTTTGTAACTTTGGGTCAATGGTTGTTGGTGTCATTCCAAATCCAGCACTATCTTGCAAATGATTTGATGCTGGTCCGCTACAACTACTCGGTTGTGTGGTTGTTCCACACCCACCAGGCGTAATATTTCTATCGCTTGGTTCAACCCATACTGGACTCCATATATATGGCATCTGAATCATAAAATATGTATCTAACAACAAATCGCCTAATCCAGGAATTTTAAAGTTAAATGTAGTTGAACTATTTTCTTGTAATTGATTTGTTGTTATATTACAATTTATAATATGTTTTTGTAAACCAAAGTTTGTATATTTCTTATAAGTTGCCACAAAAAAAGATTTTTGTGGATTTCCAGTTATAAATACATTTATATTTCCATAAGATACTAAATTTAATAAGCCTCCACCCATTTAATTAATTATATAAATTAATTTTAACTTAATTTATATATTAAACTAATTAGGTAGTTCTATCAAATGCTAAATCGGCAACACCATTTTTAACAAGTAAAATATTATATCTTTCCTCCATTATATGTAATGTATAATTCCATAAGTATAAATCGGTTATATTTTTTTGTAAGGCGATAAGATTATTTGTATTATTACTTAATGGGTCACACACTCCGGATACTACTATTTTAGGTTCTGACTTAATTGTGTTAATAAACTCGTCGAACCCGACGTTCGATGAGCTTGATGTAATTTTAGAAGGATAATTTAATCTAAATCCCCAATTTATGGTATTAAATACCGATAAATTTATGGCACCGCTTGGTTGATAATTAAATGGGGAAGTGTTTAAACAAAAATTATAATAATAGGTTCCTTCTATACCAGAACCATTACTTCTACTATATAAATCAACCCATGCTATAAGTCCATTATCTAATTCAATTTCTCTCACCGAGCTATTAAAATATAATCCCCATGATAATAATATTACTCTTATATTTTGTTCATTATAGATTGGTTGCCAAACGATCTCATTTATTAAACCGGTTAATGGTTGTCTTGTTTGACAATTTGAATTATACGTCCCATTCAGATTAAACGCTTCGTTATTATATTCATTATTATAAGGTAAGTTTGTATAATTACTCCATTCATTTCTTTCAAATACATCGGAACGTTGGTAATACCACATCCATGATATTACTAAGCCTCGGGTTTGTATTGGTACATAATTATAACCTCCTACTATATTATATATATCTTGTTCGTGAACCTCTCTTACTAAATATGATTTACAATTATTCGCAAAACTGCTACGTTCATTTTCTGTTAAAAATGTATAATTGGCTATTATATGAATATCCGCTAACCAGTGTCTTGGAATATCATAATATCTTTCGATTGTCTTATTAATATTTATAGGATATGGTAAAGCCCCGATTTCTGGTACTGCTGACCCTAATTGATCATATTCTTTATCTATTATTACTTTTGGCGGCGGCTCTTTCAAAAAATATTTTAAATCATATATTGAAAAATCAAATGGACGAGGTGAAGTATATAAATTAGAAAATGATAATATGGATTTACTATTTGAATCTATTATTGAACAACCCGATACATCCGGAGCTGGACCCACTGGATTTACTCCATTCGTTGCATCTATTGGTAATGTAGTTAATGTATTGCTAACCGAAAATATTACAGACGACTCGTCGCTCGAACTTACCTGTTGGTCATTTAACCCCGCCGAAATATTATTTATTATATTTTTTATTACCCACCATTCATTTACAGGTCTTAATTCTATTTCCACTCTTAATTCCGAATACTGCATACTTATTAATGGTATTGGCGTTTTATTATTTAATGTTGACCATAAATTAATTGGAACATATAACTTTTTCCCTCGAATCGAGGGCTCTAACCCATATCGCATTTTGTCATACATGGACCCAAAATACGCTGCGTTTGGATAATTACCATTACGATTTTTATAATTTTTTGGATTCATTAAATCGTTTGTATTTCCTATCATTCTATTAAATATATTTTTTTGATCTTCTGTAAAATCGCGATATACCATATTTAATAAGTATTGTCCTGTAAATTCTTGAATAATATTATTATTCGAATATATTCTTACCGATTTTAATATTTGAACGCCCAAGTTTTCTATCCACTTAAACTCAAATGGAAATACTCGATTTAACCATTTCATACCGCCTTTCGTAGCTGTTTCTGTTCTGGTTTTAAAATCGGTGCTCGACTCTATATATACATTAGTAAATGCAAATTGTGTTGTACATTCACATCCACACGCCTGACAATTATTTGAAACATCATTTACAAATGTTGAATATATACCAGGCACACTACCAACGGCAGTATCCAGTTTACTGGATATCTGTGTTCGACACGCAGAACAAAACATCGCAGGAACTCCTCCTATAGAAACCAGCGGACTCCATATATTTGGTAATGTAAATGAAAAATATAATTGATTTAATAAATCACCATATCTTGGTATTTTAAAATTGTATTTTGTCGTTGTGGTATGATTTAATATTGTTTCGCCTTCATAATTTATTCTAAACTTTTGCTGTCCAAAGTTTGTATGTGATTGATATGTTTTTGTAAAAAATGTTTTATTTGCTTGACCTATTAATATGAATGACTCTTTTCCTTCTGAAATTAAGTTTAATAAACCTCCGGTCATATTATATTTAAATATTTAAATCCTATTTAAATCCTATTTAAATCCTATTTAAATCCTATTTAAAATAATAACTTTGCGATTCCTCCTGAAAATTCTAAAATATTATATCTTTCTTCCATTATATGTAAATTATAATTATAATCAAAGTTTGTATAATTTTGGTCTTGAACCGTTACTATATCTCCTGCGGTGTTTTTATCATTGAAATACGTATCGATATTCGCTCCCCAAGCACTATCTATATAATTTATATCTTTCGAATTATCACAATCTACATTTATGTTCAATTTGCCAATATCACTCGCATCGGGTATCATTTCACGAAAAGGATTAATTGTTTCAAACTCAAATGATACATTTGTAAACTTTACCATATTCATAGACCCAGACGGGTTAAAGTTTGTTATCTTTTCTATATTAAAATTATAACTATATATACCATCGGCAAGGTCACCCTCTAATATTAAATATTTCTCTATATAATTATTTATCCCTTCTGGAAAAAGTGTTTCTCTCTCTAACTCATTACAATATAATCCCCATTCAGTCATTATTTCTTTCGTATTTCCTGGATGGACTGGTCCTGATATATATTGTAAACACGGGTCATAATTTTGTTCTATATTATTCGCGCATAATGCTCTTGGCGGGGTTATATATGGAGTATTTACAGTTTCTAAATCTATTAATGTATATGATAAATCTAATGCTAATATTCCGGGATATGGCATACTATCTTTGTACGGCCAATTACTATAATTACTCCATTCATTTCTTAATACTACATCGCTTCTTTGAAAAAACCACATCCAGGATACAGTTAACCCAGCCGCATCTACATTCTCTCTATGAAATCCTTGTGCGAAAGGTATTGTTTTTTCAAATATTTGTTTTATTAAATATCGTTGGGGCATTCCCGCTATGGATGAACGCTCTTCTTCTGATAAAAAAACATATGTGCTATATAAACTACCATTTATTGAGTTGCTTCTTCCAGTATAATATATTTTGAGTATATCTTTAAATACATCTTGTTCCGTTTTTTCATAAGGATTATAAGAAACATCACCTAAGCATATCGTATTTTCTGGTGGTGCTTGTGTAAAAAAATTATATGAATATCTTAAATCATTAAAATTTGGTGATATAAATGGTGGGTTATAATATTTAAATACATTATTTAAATCACATGGTATCCCGGTATTTAAACTAATATCTTTTATAAAATTATCATAATAATTTAAATCTCGAATTACAAACAATTCATTTAATGGTCTACATTCTATATGTATCTCTAATCGCGAATAATATAATGATATTAATGGTATTGCTCTATAACTGGAAAATGTTTCCCATAAATATAATGGAATATATAGTTTTTTTCCTCTAATAGATGGTTGAACCCCATTCGGCCAATCGGTCGAATTTAAGTTTCCCCACGACACATTTGGATAATTACCATTATTATTAGAAAAGTTTGCGGGGTCATTTAACTCAGCTATATTTCCTGTCATGATATTAAACTTTTCACGATGTCCTATATTTAAATCTCTTTGAGATTTACAATATAAATAATGTCCTGAATATTCTTGTATTGCTCTACCATCAATTAAATATGTTACTTTTTTAATGAATTGAGACCCTAAGTTCTCAATCCATTTAAACTCATATGGTTGACAATAATAATTTCTTGAAGTATTAAATGGAATTGGATTACCATCTTTATCTACTTTATATGGACTGGTATATATAGGACTATATATATCGGGTATATCAAATGAGAAACATGTATCTAACAACATATCGCCATTCAATGGTATTACAAATTTAAAAAAAGTATCTGTCAGAATATTTATATCATTATTTTTAGATTGTATTTCAAATCGTTGAAGTCCAAAATTTTTATATTTAGCATATGTTTTTTTAAAAAATGTTTTTTGCGGATTACCATTCAATATTATATTTACATTTCCTTTTGCCACTAAATTTAATAATCCTCCACCCATATGTATAATTTATATAATTATACTATATTTATATTTATAATAGTATATTATAATGAATTTTATCGATAATTCAAATAAAGAATTATATATTAAAGGTTTTTATATATCTTTTATTATACTATTAATAATAATAATAATTTATTATGTGTATTCTAAAATAAATTTACTACAATCAAATTGCGATACACTTACCAAAATATATAATAGTAATCCTACTATTAATTGTATTCCAGACAACATGCTTGATCGTCCTTTAAGAGACTTCTATATTAAAACCGCTTATAATTGTTGTGCCACTGGCAAATTTTATGCCGATTTTGTCGGCTTATGCGCATTACAAACTTGTATTCAACAAGGCGTTAGATGCTTAGATTTTGAAATATATTCGATTGATAATGAACCAGTTATTGCGGTTTCACCAAATGATAACTTTACCAGCAAAGAATCTTTTAATAGTATACCTATCGCGGACGCATTTAAAATGATTAAACAATTAGCATTTAATAATACTGCATGTCAGAATTATACTGATCCCCTTTTATTGCATTTTAGAATATTCAGCAAGAATGTACCCATGTATACGAATTTAACCAACCAAATCAAAACAATACTTAGTTCAAATGTTTTAGATAGCAATTATAGCTATGAATACAACTCTGGAAATTTAGGAGCCGTTTCTATCAGAAACTTTATTAACAAAATTATTATTATAGTTGACACTACAAACCCTCTATACAGAAGTACTCCCCTCGACGAATATGTTAATATCGGTAGCAGCACTCCTTTTATGCGACTTCTTCGATACGATGACGTTAAGTATACCCAAGACTTACTTTTTAAAGAGTTCAATAAAAAAAATATGAGTATTGTTTTACCGAATAGAAGTTATAAAAACTCTAATCCAAATTTTCTTATTTCAAGTTCATATGGGTGTCAACTAATTGGTATGTCGTTCCAAAATTATGATTCTAATTTAGAACACTATAATTTTTTATTTGACTCTAATAAAACAGCATTTCTTGTTAAACCTCCAGAACTTTGTTATATT